GAACAGGCAACTAATGTTGAAGCTAAAAGAATAGTTAATCCCGTTAATGCTAAACTTTTGGTTTTCATAATTTCCCCCAGGAACATTTCAGCTTTTAATGTCAGTCAGTATTTGGACATAATTAGTTAAAGTTTATTCATTGTTAAACCATTATTTAAATTGAAGTCATAACCTTTATAAGAAAATTTGATTCCACGCTTTATACGATAAACATCTAAAGCTTGATACATATAATATTCTGACACTTCAAAGAATTCAGCCATTTCCCATGGAGTTCTAATTCCAGCCTTATAGCAAGCTATGATTCCATCAAGATTAACGATCAAGCAGTAACCGTATTGGCGTGCTTTACGTTCTTGCTGAATTTTATCAGCAGTATCATATTTGGTGATATTACCGACAGTAGTTTTAACATGACCTATCTCTTCACCAACGTTTTGAAGTGTGTCAGTGAAGTTACATCTGGTGGTCAATAGAACTGTATTGCCAAACGTTAAAGCATCTAAGCCTTCAGGTAAGGCGTTCGTGTATTTGAAATTAATTTTGGATTCATATTTATTAATTGTTTTCTCCAATTTATTCATTAACATCAGTCTTTCTTATTGTCTTTTGTTATGAAATCAATATATTCCGTTATTTTTTCTAATTGTTCAGGTGTCACATCATCATTGATGTGAGCAGCAATAGTTTTGATTTTAGTATCATCTACTATATTTACAGGTTTACTATCACTCTTTTTACCCAAGATTAAATAATCAGGAGTTGTTCCAAGATAGTTAGCAACACGAAGTAATTTATCTGTTGGGGCGCTATCTTGCCACTTTCTAATGCTACCATTACTAAATCCAAGATCTGTTTCTATTTGGCGGATAGAAATTCTTTTTAATTTTGCTACACCTTGAATATGCTGATATACCGACATTTTAAGCATCCATTTCTAAATGCAATCATATATTTAGACCACAAATCTATTTTTTAATGTTGACATGTCGACCTAGGGTCTATATAATTGCACTTGTAAGTTGTTTGAGAGTATTAAAAACAAATCGAAGTCCCTTTATATAACAGCTTTGGCGAGCAGGTAAAGGACTAACGACTTTCTTTAATATGCCCTAATTGTAGACTATCAGTCTATTTTATGCAAGCAAAACGTCGACCAACTTACTAAATTAATTAAGGTGGTGAAAGGAATGATTTATGAAACTATCCAAGACCTTGCTAAGAAAAAAAACACTTCAATTAGACAGATTGAAGTGGCATTGCATTTTAGTAATGGAACAATTCGAAAATGGGATAATTCCCAAACAATTTCATTGAGTAGGGTCAAAGCAGTAGCTAATTATTTAAAGGTTGATCCCTACACATTGTTATTAGTAGGGATTGATATGAACAGTATTAAGGTAGGTGATTAAAATGCCACAAACAATTAAAGCTGAAGTAATAATTGGTATTCCAGAATCTTATAAATTAGTTCCAAATGATACTCATGGCTATCAAGGTGAATCCTTATTAGGAAAGACATGGACTAAAGCCAACATGCGTGAATGGTGTGGTAACAAATCTTGGGACTGGATCATGAATAATATTATTGGAAATCCTAAATATAGTCGTGAAATTGGAAAGATGGAACAAGCTAATCAAATTATTCATAAAGGTACAAATGGAAGTCCATGGAGAATTAAAGCACGCCCAATGGCTGAATTTCTTGATGAACATTGGGAGGAATTACCATGGTGAATTTTGAAGGTTTGGTATTTTGGACCATTTTAGTAGCACTAATAAGTTCAGCAACAAGTTATCTATTTATGAAATATGCAACTTTGAAACAGATTATTTTGAATCTAACAGACTTCACCAAAGAGGATTTAAATAAATGGAAATTCTAAGAACAGTATTTTTAATCATTATAGCAATAGTTGTTTCAGCATTATTTATTAATTTTTATATTGGAGGGAAACGATAATGGGCTTTGATTTAGCAGGTATGACGCCAAATAAGAAATATCCACCCGAATGGATTTCATTAAGGCGTGAGATTGAAGATTGGTCATCAGATTATGAATCACCATTTAATAAGATTCCATCAACAACAAACTACAAACCACTTAAAAATGCTGTTTATATGCCAATTAAACTGTCACTTGGAATTGATAGCATTGACCAGATTCAAACAAGCCAAGTTCCTAAGGCCAGAAAGATATTTTACAAAATACGTGATATCTGTGAAGGAGTTGATCCAGATGAATGATGACATATTAGCAATTGAAGATGCCATTTATAACCATTCCAAGATTTGTAAAAAGATTGGTGAAATTGATAACCGAATTCAATCATGCGTTTCAATGTTAATCGTTGGCCCATTCAGAAAGGATTTTGAGATTAGAGCTGAAGAACTTCGAGGTTATCGAACCAAGTTAGAGGATGACAAAGCCAAGTCTGAAGAGACTATCTACAAAGCCTTTGAACATTACTACTCATGAAATTATTTGACCACCAGATTAAAGCATTAGATGAAACTGAGAAATTTAATAGAGTGGCTTACTACTTAGATATGGGATTGGGTAAAACATTCGTTGGTTCTGAAAAGCTTTGGGAATTGAATACGCCTTTTAATTTAGTCATCTGTCAGAAATCAAAAATAAATGATTGGATCAAACATTTTAAAAAATACTATTCAAATGATTACCAAGTCATTAGATATTCCCAACAAGCAATATCAACGATTCCTAAAGATTCTATCTTAGTAGTTAACTATGAAACAGCTTGGAGACGACCTGAACTACTACGTTTAAGGCACTTTACTTTAATGCTTGATGAATCATCCAAGATTAAGAATGAGCGCTCTAATCAGTCTAAATTCATTCTTAAATTGAAACCTGATAATGTAATTCTACTTTCCGGAACACCGACCGGAGGAAAGTATGAAGAGCTTTGGAGTCAACTACATTTACTTGGTTGGAATATTAAGAAGAAAGTATTTCTTAACCAATATACAGTCCAAGAATGGGATGACGTAATGAGCCATTACAAGATTGTGGGCTACCAACACACTGATAGATTGATACGAAAGTTACATCAATATGGTGCCATCTTCATGAAATCAGAAGAAGTATTTGACCTACCGAAACAGAACGAAATCTATATTAAGTGCAAAACTACCACAGACTATAAGAACTTTGCGAGAGATCATTATGCAGTTCTGAAGGATAAAGAAATCGTTGGTGATACTGCTGCTACCGCTAAATTATATCTTCGACAGTTTGCCGGAGTTTGGAACAAACACAAGCTCCAGCAAGTTGAAGATTTAATAAGTAGTACCAACGATAGATTGATTATTTTCTATAACTTTAAAGCTGAATATCAAGAACTACTTTCAATATGCAAAAAACTAAATAAACCAGTTGCCACTATGAATGGAAGTTTAAAGGATATGGATGCTTATGAGACTGAATCAAACAGTGTTTCATTGATTCAATATCAAGCCGGAGCAATGGGATTGAATTTACAAAAGGCTAACAAGATAATCTATTTCACATTAACTGATAAATCAGAACTGTTTGAACAATCTAAGAAACGTATTCACCGAATCGGTCAAAATAGGCCATGTTTCTACTATTTTCTGTTAACTGATGGAAGCGTTGAATGGCGAATGTTGGATGTTCTGAAAATGAGAAAAGATTACACCGATAAATTATTTGAAAAAGAAGGTGGGCTTGATTGATGAACGAAGGTCAATTCCAAAAACAAGTTATTAAATTCCTTAAAAATCATGAAGTTTGGTACGTGAAGTATTGGGGAGGTTCCCAATTTACCAAAGAAGGTACACCAGATATTTTGGCTTGTATCAACGGTGAGTTTCACGGGATTGAACTTAAATCTGATGGAACTAGCTACAACGAAACCATGCTACAAGCTAGAAATTTAGCACTAATCAATGCTAACGGTGGAAGTGGCTATGTATTAAGACCAACAAAAAAACCACCTATTAAACATAAGCAGTTCGACTATTACTGTTTGAACTTTGATGAATGGAAACGGAGATGGTTTAGAGATGACACCTATTAATAAGTTAAGGAATCAATTAGTTAAAGATGTGATTGAACATTATCAAATTTTGGAAAGACCGGTACTTGATGATGATGAAAAGTTGATTGATTCAAATCAAGTTTATGAAATCGTGGTTTATGTAATTTCTGAATCTCATGGTGTTGATGATATTCAGTACAACATCAGACTTATCATGGATTGCCTATCCAATTTAGATTATGACGAGCATTATGCTAAACCTACTGATCTTCAAAGATGTGCCAACTTATTGCAACGAGAATATTTTTACCGATTGCAACATTCAGATATCCAACTAGCTTTAAACAAGATATGTGTTGGAATCTATAAGACTTGGAGTACTGATTATGAATAAACGTCAAAAAAAGAAACAACGTAAAAAAGAAATTCAAGCATTGGTTAAAACGATTTTAGAAAAATATGAGGGTTCCTTGTATTTAGGTGGTGATGATGATTGACACAATACAGTTATTCAAGAGTTGACCTGTGGCATAAATGCCCCTATCACTACAAGTTACGCTACATTGATAAGTTAATCGAAATGCCAAAGTTAGACGCTGACAGTCCCTTGATTTTAGGTCATGCGCTTCATAAGGGGCTTGAATCTGGTGAGAAAGCAATGGAACAAGATTACTTTGATTCCTATCCAGTTATCACTGATAACCAGGTCAACGAAATGATGAAGTTACAGATTCTATTACCAAAGGTTAACGATATTTTAGCTAAGTTTGAGGGATGTAAATTCCAACATGAATATCCAATTATGACTAAAGGTTTCATTGGATTCGCTGATCTAATTATTACGGCACCTAATGGAACATCAACGGTTATTGATTTCAAGTATTCCAATCATGTTGAGAACTATATGGAATCAGGTCAATTACATCTTTATAAATATTACCTGGAGAAATTAGGTTTCAATGTTAAGCATCTTGGCTATATCTTCATTCCTAAAACTGGCATCAGACAAAAGAAAACTGAAAGTTTATATCAGTTTAGAAAACGACTTACTGAAACCGTTAGTAAGTCAGAACCGCAATTAGTTCCAATGAAATATGATGAAATGAACATTTTATATTTCAAGAATTTGATTAAAGAAATTGAAGCTGCTACTGAATATCCTAAGAATCCAAGTGGTGACTGTTTCAGTTGTATGGAACGCTTTGCACCAATGTATTTAAATGCTATTCAAGATGAAAAAGGAGAGGTACTCATGCAATTACCTAAGAATGAACGTAGACAAAAACAAATGGACTTAAAACCGGATATTTGGTTATACGCCGATTCCTATGTTGGGAAGACAACATTTATGGATCAGTTTGACAATGTTTTGATGTTGAATACTGATGGAAACATTGACAACATCACAAGCCCAGTTCAACCAATTAAGGACCAGGTAACTAAAGAGGGAAGAATGACCAAACGTACTTTTGCTTGGGAAGAGTTCTTGGATATTGTTCAAACATTGGAAATTAGTAACAGTGAACATTATGAAACCATCGTTATTGATCTAATGGAAGACCTTCGTGAAAACTGTCGTAGTTACATCATGGATAAGTTCAATTGGGAACATGAATCTGATGGTAACTATGGTAAAGGTTGGGCAATGGTCACTAAGGAATTTGATAATGCTATCAAGCGTTTGAAAGCTGTTGGACTTCAAATTGTATATATCAGTCGTGAATCAAGAAATGATGTGACGCTAAAAGGTGGAGCAGTTAGAACTACCTACCAACCAAACATTGACGCTAAAACTGCTAACTTCCTTACAGGTACTGTTGATATCACTATGAGAGCTTATGTTAATGATGAAGGCGGGCATCTACTAATGTTACAAAAACAACCAAACGTCTTTGGTGGTGGTCGATTTGATTTCAAGGTTAAGGAAGTGCCATTAGAAAAGGATGCTTTTATTGAAGCGTTGAAAGATGCACAACCAAAGGGTACTGAACGTCCTGAGGCTAAACCCGAACAAAAAGAGCCCCAAGGACAACCAAAAGAACCTGAAACCACGAACAATGAAGATGCTGAAGAAGCTCCAAAGCGTAAGCGTAGAACTAAGAAGACTGAAGAGCCTACTCCAGAACCAGTTGAAGAACCTGAAGCACCTAAACGTAAACGCCGAAGCCGTAAAACAGAATCTGATGATGACGAAATGACACCTCCTGGTGAAGATGAATCTGATTCAGAACCAGAAGTAGCCGAAGAACCTAAACCACGCCGTAGACGTAGAAGAACAGCAAAGAAGGAAGATTAATATGCAATTATTTATTGATAATTATCGTATTTGTAACAATGTACTAGATTTAATAATTGGAGAATTACCAAGTGAAGCCACTTTGAATGATTCAGACCGTGAAGAAATTGTTGAAGGTATGGTTCAAGAACTTTCCAATAATACAAATATTCAAATGGTAATTGAAGATTTATTGATTTCAATGTTTGTAAGGAACTTTGGAATCGTAGGTCCAAACTTGGTGACTTTAACTAAGATGCTTAAAAACTTAGGAGGAATGAATAATGATTAAGAAACTATCACATAAGGAAGTTTTATTTATCACTGAACAAGATGAAGCATTGGACTATGTAGACAAGAAATTGTCTGAAGATGATGGTCAATATATTGCTGGTCAAAATGTTCAACTTAAATCAAATAAGAATGGTAGCTACTACCAAGTAACGTTGGATTATAAGTACAACAGACCAGCTGGAATCATGGAAACAAACGAGTACTTAGATTCAATTCAAGATAATGAAAGCGAGGACGCTGAATAATGGCTGAAGAAAATTACGACTGGGGCAAGTTTGATAAAGCTTTAGATATGGATGAAGTTAAGAAAGATATTGAAAACGCAACTACCGGGGATGGTGATTATCCCGAAATTCCTGATGATACATACGAAGTAAGTGTTAAGCAGATGGAATTAAAGACTTCTAAGAAAGGTGATCCAATGCTTTCAATTCGATTTCAAATTGAAGCTGGTGAATTTAAAGGTAGCTTGATTTTCTATAATGGTGTAATGCAACCAAGTAACCAATACATGGGATTACAGATTCATAACAATAACGACATGCTAAAGAGTTTACAAGTATTTGATGATGATGAAATTAAGTGGGATGGCTTTGATACTTATGCTGATTTGATTATGGATATTGCTGAAGAGGTTACTGATAACGAAGATTATCATTACAAATTAAAACAATCTACAAACACTAAAAACAAAGATTTCAAGGACTTGAAGGTTTTAGAATTATTGGATTAGTTAAGCACGTTCAACAGCGTAAGTCGCTCGGATGGGGTGAGAGGCCCAATAGATTAGGAGGAAAGGATAATGCAAGGGAGAGTTGATGATTTAACAGGCGAAAGATTTGGACGATTGACGGTTATCGAAAGAGATTATAAAACTCAAAAAAGAATGCATGCACGGGGTACATATTGGATTTGTAAATGTAAATGTGGAAATGAAAAATCCATTGCAGCGTATAGATTGAAGAATGGAACCACTTCAAGTTGTGGATGTTTAAATAAGAAAAAAGCAATTGTAAATGCAACAATGTTAACAACTAATACCAGTGGGTTCAAGGGTGTTAGTTGGGATAAAAATAAAAAAAGATGGCGTTCCTACTTGGAATTTAAAGGAACCACAGTTTTACATAAACGATTCAAGAATAAGCAAGATGCTATCAATGCCCGTAAAGAAGCCGAAGAAAAATATTTCAAACCTATCTTAGAAAAATACGGGAAGTTATAGCCATGTTATTTTATGACTTTGAGTGTTTTAAGGAAGATTGGTTAGTTGTCATTTTAGATTCTGACACCAAGTCAAAGACGGTTATCGTTAATGATTCTAAACAATTCATTAGTTACTATCACATTCATAAAAATGATATTTGGGTTGGTTTCAATAGCCGGCATTATGATCAATACATTGCCAAAGCTATTATTGCTGGTTTTAAACCGCAAGACATGAATGATTGGATTATTGACCAGGACAAAATGGGTTGGCAATTCAGCAAACAATTATTCAGGATTCAGTTTTTGGACTTCGATATTAACACGGTTCGTGGTCAATCACTTAAACAACTGGAAGGATTCATGGGTGATTCTGTTGAAGAATCAAAGATTGATTTCACTATCAAGCGTAAATTAACTGATGCTGAACTTGATGAAGTTATTCAATATTGCACCCATGACGTTGAAGAGACAATCAATGTATTCACTGAACGGATTGAAGAATTTGAAACAACAATGGGACTTATCAAAACATTTAGCCTTCCTATTAAATACATTGGAAAAACCAAAGCACAATTATCTGCAATTATCTTGGATGCCAAACAACCAAAAATTGAACGAAATGATGAAATGGATTTCAGTTTTCCCGACACTATGAAGATTGACAAGTACCAAGATGTTGTTGAGTTTTATGAAACTGCTGATGATTATGAGCAAAGTTACACCA